TGAAGGAGATGGACAGTGACGAGTTCTACTATGGTTACTTGGGAAAGTACGCTCTTAGCAGTAGTTCGGTAAAGACACTTTTGGATTCTCCAAAGGCTTACTTAAAATCATTAAGACAACGTAGCGACACCCCTGCGCTTTTGCAGGGGAGGCTCGTTCACTTGGCGGTTTTAGAGCCTCACAAGTTCGATAAGCTAAACTTTGTGAATGTACAAAGTAGAAACACTAAGGCATTTAAAGAAGCACTTAGCGAGAACTCGGAGAGTTATACAATGAGAGAACACGACTCAGCTATGTATATGGCTCAGGCGATTCACGATAATAAATACGCCAGAGAACTATTAGAGGGTACTGACAAAGAAGTGCCATCAATGAATATGATGTTTGGTAAACCCTTTAGAGGTAAAGCTGATGCTTTAGGTTCAGGGCGTATGGTTGATTTAAAGACAACAGGCAGTGATATGAATGAGTTTCACTGGAGTGCAAAGAAGTTTAAGTATATGTGTCAAGCCTACATTTATAGTAAGTTATTCGATGTAGATTACAAAGACATATATTATCTGGCGATAAACAAAGAAACTTATGACATAGGAATCTTTGATGTTTCGCAGGAATTTTATAACTTAGGCGAAAGTTTAGTAGAGAGAGCAGTTCAAGTATATACGGATGAGATAGAGAATGGAATGAATGAATTGCACAACTATACTATTCGAGGCACACTTTGATTGAAGACGATTATAAATTATTAATAGAAGAATATAAGAACGACATTCTTTTGTCACTCAGAATGGGAGTGCTCAGAGTAGATGAGTTAAAGTATTTACTTGAGCACTTCAAAGATGAGGAGAACTATGAGGCTTGTCAAGGGCTATCGAATGCTTATGTTCTATTTAAACAAGAGTTAGATGAATACTGATTTTGATATATTAAGAGACATTACACAAGAGGTTTGCAAGGCAGACCCAATGAAAGACAATAGAAGTAGAGAAGTTGTATATGCACGAATGATTATGTATAAAGTTCTGCATAGTTTCCACAAACATACTTACACCAGAATAGGCAGGATGTTCGGAAAGAATCACGCCACCGTATTACATAGTATTAACCAGTTTGACAATATGGTTAGAAATGATGATTGGTTAAACAATAGATTCCACTGCGTACTAAGTGAATACACAAAAGAGATTAGCTTACAGAACGAAGCTATTGCAGATGTGTATTTAAAGAATAAAATACTTGAATCTAAACTGAAGGCGCAAAAAAGAATTATAAGACAGTGTAAGGAGATATCTGATGTTATTGATGGCGTACCTGAAGATAAGATAGAACAGATAACTCAAAAGCTCCGTATGCTTGTGGAGGTCGCTAAGAAAGAGATAAAGCCTCGTAATCAACAGACGGTAGTTTACAATTCTAATATAGTAACTCACGAATGATGAGAAGGAAAACAAAAGCTGAAATAGATAAGGACATCAAGTTCATTCCTATTCCTGAGTGGCGTAATACTTATCAATACCATAGAACTAATAAACGTGCTACATACGTTGACTTAAACAACAAGAGATGAAGTTTTATAAACAAAATACAATTTTTTACTTTTTACCTACAATAATTTATACATACGATAAAAGACAATTAGGTTGTTACTTAATTGAGTTCTCTTGGCTAAACTATTGCCTTGAGATTGAGTTCGGATGGGATGACAAAATACCAGAATAAATATGAAACAAAAGAAATGGACTCAGGCTCAAAGGATAGCTAATTTGGAAAAAGCTACTTCTAATCTCTATATGATGATTCAGGCGATAATTGACAAGCTGCCCAAAGAAGAAAACACCGAAGAGAAAAAGTAGTTACTTTAATTAAAGATGGTGTATGTCTGAGGAGCAAGAGTTTAAGAAACAGGGAGTTATAAGCGTTAAGGCTCAAAAGTGGTTAGCTGATAAGAAACGTAAAGAAGAAGAGGCGAAAGCTAAACCTAAACCAACTCCAAAGAAACCAGAGCCAAAGGCAAACCAGCCAACGATTATAAAAGAGGAGCACCAGAAGTATTCCGATGGGCGTAGAAATAATGGAGCGGTCAAAGGAATATCAAGAGGACAAGGGCGTAAGCCAAAAGCGAAAGAAGAGGAGATAAAGAACTTCGCTCTTGGTTCAATGAAACGTGCCTTTGGTAGTGAGAAGAAAGCGTGGGAAGCTCTTGCAAATATGAGTAAAGATTCCTTCCCACACTTACGCCTGTTATGGGAGTACAAGTATGGTAAACCGAAAGAACAAAAGGAATTGAATGTAAAGCAGGAAGTGAACATTCCTGTAATATCATTCTTAGACCCAGAGAAGACTATTGATATTGACGCTGAAATACAAGATGATGGCAAAGAAAATAAAGAATAGTTATTCTCCATTCTTCAGCAAGAAGAAGGAATTTGATTGTGTTGAGTATGAGATAGGTAGAGATAGATGCGAGGAGCAGTGTTCGTTCTGTAGCGTTATACCTATCACTGAGTAATGAAGAATGTTAATCTTAATCCAAAGTATCATTCGTTATTTAAGTCTCCATCCAGATATCATATCTGTACTGGTGGGCGAGGTAGCGGAAAGTCTTTTGCGGTAAATACATTCTTAGTATTACTCACTTACGAAAAAGGACATAAGATACTTTTTACTCGATATACGATGACTTCTGCAAGTATGTCGATTATACCAGAGTTTCTGGAGAAGTTAGACCTTATGGGTATTGGCGGTAATTTTACTGTCACAAAGACTGAAATCATAAACAATCTTACAGGGAGTAGTATATTCTTCAGTGGTATCAAGACAGCCAGTGGAGACCAAACTGCAAAGCTAAAGTCTATTCAGGGTGTTACTACATTTGTATTGGATGAGGCGGAGGAGCTTACAGATGAAGAATCGTTTGATAAGATAGATTACTCTGTAAGGGCGATGGGTACGCAGAACAGATGTATCTTAATTCTAAACCCCACTACAAAAGAGCACTGGATATATCAGAGGTTCTTTCAGAACAGAGGTATTCCTGATGGACACAACGGAGAGAAGGAGAATGTGAATTATGTACACACTACATACTTAGATAATAAGAAACACTTGTCTGAATCATTTGTGGCGCAAGTAGAGGATATGAGAACAAGACGACCAGATAAATATAAGCACCAGATATTAGGTGGATGGTTAGATAGAGCTGAAGGAGTTATCTTTACTCACTGGCGCATTGGAGAGTTCGACAACAATCAGGACACAATCTTTGGACTCGACTTTGGTTTCTCAACAGACCCTTCAGTATTAACTGAAATTGCAATAGACAAGACACGCAAAATAATATGGATTAGAGAGCACTTCTACAAAGCAGGTATGTCCACCTCCAACATATTCGAGATGTGCCGTAGAATCGCAGGAAAACAGCTTATAGTGTGCGATAACAGTGAGCCTCGACTGATAAGTGAACTGAAGACTAAAGGACTTAATATAACGCCAACGATAAAGAAGAAGGGTAGTATATTGACAGGAATCGCTCTAATGCAAGACTACGATATTATTGTAGATAAAGAATCTATCAATACAATTAAGGAGTTCAATAATTATGCTTGGAAGCTAAAGGGTAGTATTCCACAGGATAACTGGAATCACAGCATTGACGGAAGTCGGTACGCAATTCAATACCTACTTACTCGCTCTGTTCCGAAGGGGATGTACATTCTTCGTTAGAACTCTCTATCTCTTTCTGTAGATTAGCAAGAGCCCTCCACGCAACTTTAGCCGAGTGGCGCACTCCATCTGTATCTATTGTACCAGCCTCAAGTAAGTGGCGAGTTAATGCATCTAATTCATCGCCAGATTTACTTCTATCCCAGTGCAGAGGTTTATCTGGATTGTGTTGCTGATTTCCCATATAAGAACATTGAGCGACTTCTCTTATCGCATCAGGGAAATAATTAAGCACTCCACTGTAAACAGGTGTTTGTTTCCTTGTGAATTTAATAGGGGTCTCTGTGAATTCAATAGGGGTCGTTTCTTTTTCTTGCGCATACTCTATCGCCTCATCAAAATAGTTTCCTGTGAATTTAACACCCCCTGTATTTGTTTGTTCCATTTGTATGAATTTAATAGGTATAAAAAAAAATACCCTATCTTTCGACAGGGTATCTAAACCAATAAATGAAAAAGTGTAACTAATAACCGATACAAATATATAAATAATTTCTTAACATTAGCATAACATTAGGAAATAAATTTCTGTCTATGTTTGCAGTATAACAATTTTAAATATAAATAAAATGGAAATACAAATTGATTTCGGTGGTTTTTACCACTACCACGATGAATACATTGACAATAAATGTGATATGTATGGCATTGACACTGATAAGATTGATTGGGGTAAAACATTTGTCCAATATAGTGTAGCTTGGTTGCATAGATTTACAGATAAGACAGGCATTGAATTGTTTTTCGCTGGATTAGATTCTCCGAGATATTACAATTATACTACTGATAAAATAAAAGCTAATGTAATACCAGATGTTTCTAATCAATTACTGACTTATATAAATGATGATTTTAAAGAATGGGCTAATCCTCAATTAGTTTCACGTTCTGGGTTTATGTCATTTTACAATGGAGTTGATGATTTGATTGAACGTGCTAAAGATGATGATGATGACAAGTCTATTTTATTGGGTATGGTGTGCAATTACTTGATGGAGTTGATGGAAGTGAATGACGATATTCACGATTTAGAATATGATATAATAGAATTAAATTAAATAATATGGAACACAAATGGATATATATAAATGAGATAACTACGCTCCACGCTGATGATGATGGCGTATGCTTATCTAATGAGTATAACTCAATTACGATTGACCCTTACACTTTGGTGGATTGGTTGCCTAATATAATAGAGGTGGCGTTTCAAGAGAAAGAGAAACGAGACAAAGAGAAAATAGAAGAACTTAAAAATATAGTAAATGAGACAATATAGTTTAGAACAAATAAAGATGATATCTATTGATATTATTTCAGATGATGAATGGGTAAACGATTCAAAAACTATGGCAGAACACAGAGGTATTGTCTCTGGTTTAAATATGCTTATTAATCACTTAACAGAAATAGAAAATGAAACAATTTAAAGTAAACATTCCAAGTCTGGCAAATACCAGTGCGGTATTTAACGCCATCGACAAAGTAGAGTTATTAAAACTAATTTGTCAGAAGTACAATATAGATATTCAGAAGCACAGAGTATTTATTCGAGAAGTACAGGATAATCATACACAGGTGCAAGGATAATCATTGTGCAAGGATAATCATTGTATAATATAAAACAGATTCTTATGATACTTAAATGGATTGAAACAATAGATGTAAATGCCAAAGAATGGTTTGATAAACAGAATGGAAATTCTTATTTCGCTGGTATTGTTACACTGAACTACGGAAAGAAGAACCAAAGAGAATATCTTATGCCTATGCAATACGGATATGGTTCACAATATGAATATGAAGCAAAGAAGGTACTGACTGAATTCAATTGTATCTCTGGTGCTGAATTATCTCCATTGTCTTCTTTTTGTAGAGACAACAATATAATTCTACGAACAAGCAAACAAGAAAATTGTAAGCAAAGAGAATTGTTTGAAGTTGAACGGAATTATAACGCCAATGCAAAGTAAATTCAATACCCTGTTGAGTTGTGTACCCTATGAATTTAATATATAATAGATTCAATCGGTGCGCAATTCAATGGGAATAATGAATTGACCTAATCGCATACTATTTGGATTGGTTCTAAATTGTATTAATGTTTGGATATTTCGGTAAATTGTCGTAAATAACGCGCGCACGTTCATATAGTATATAAGAATGAACGCTTTATTTAGAATGGATATAAACTAAATAAATAGTTTGTTTTTGTTTGGTTTGTTAACATTATTGTGTATATTTACATCATAATTAATAACAACATAAAACATAATAAAATGAAAAAAGTAAATAATAAAACAGTTGACAAAGTAATTTTCTGGACAATCATCGGGGTTTTTGTACCTATGATTTTGGGCGGTATCATTACCGTAATAAATAATATCAACTTAGTTTCTTTCAATTTCTAATTATGAAAGGACACGCCAAAATAAAAGTAGAAATAAAAAACGGCGTTCTGTTCGTTTATCACAATGACGGAACGCTATTACACAAAAGAAAAGCCACCCTACAAACGTGGGAAAAAATATGGCAAGTAATAGAAAATAAGGAAACAATGAGAGAACAAAACGATAAAATAGAAAAGTTTTTTGCAAAGGTGGACAACATCACATTCAAAGCCGTTAAAATTATGGTTGTATTTCTCCCCTTATATATATTATTTCAAATAATTTTTAACAGTTAATAAAATGAAAGTAGCGAACAGAGATAGCGCACAATTTGCGTACAAGCTCCTCAATTTTCAGGGGAGTAATTTACACGGAATAAACGAATCAAAATATTATATTGTTTATTCTTACAACTGGTATCCATTATTTTTATATGAATATGATACTGGCGTATGGTACGAAAACGAAACAAAATACAGCGTTTCAACAAGTAAGCAAACGTCACAAGTGCGCCCATCATATATAACAAAAAAACTAAGTTATCAGGAAATTAAAAACCTTTTATGATGGCTAATAAGATACAATTCGAACACCTGTTAAAACATAAGAAAGAACAGAGGAAACAAAATAAATTGCCACAAGACTACAAAGGTTTTATAATAAGACGGCACGAACATAACAATAAGTTTTGCGCATATGATTGGCGAACTGACTATTTTATCAACCCATTATATAGTACAATGGAAGAAATAAAAAATAAAATAGACGAGACAATAAAAGAAATAAACGAGGAAAATATATGTTTTTATTAGTGGATAAAATAAAAAATAAATAATGTTTTCATTATGTTTTGCCCCTTCGGGGGCTTTTTTTATACCCTTATTTTAGTAAGGGTTTTTTGTTATCTTGTTTTGTATCAAGATTTTAATTTGTTTGGGTGGGTTAAATTGATATTAAATAGGTATGTTTTTCTATCGTTTTTAGCTCGTTTCTACCTTCCAACCATACCAACATACCACACAGGTCCTGTTATGCCCTTAAAACGTCTCTAAATAGCCTTAAATGGCTTTATATGGGGTACTCTGCCTGTAATGATACCCCAGTAGCTAATATACCTCAACTCTATACATACCCTACTTTCCATCTGCCAACTGAATTCAATACCCCTCTATGAATCTAATACCCTTTGTGAATCTAATAGGTATTTCGTATATTTGTATTATGTCAAAGCGCAAGAAAAAAACAATCAATCTACAGAATCACCCAGAATCCTTAGAAGCATTTAGCTGGTGTCTGGAAAGAAACATACGAATCTACCCAATCCCATCTGCCAATCAGTTCAAGATAGTTATTGATAATGGTGCATCAAAGATAGTTTCGCCCAAACTATACGATAAGGATGAGTGGTCTGATAAAGTGTGGGAGTTATACAGACATTTTTACAACGGAAATAAGCTGTCAGTATAATACAATGTATAGTAGAATACAATGTATATATATTCTTTTTATACAATAGAATGTACACTACTATACAATGTACTATATATAATACAATGTACTTTACTATACTAATGTATTATATATTGTGCCATACAGACAGTTGGGCAAACACTAAATAAAATAAAAGTTAATTTAATATGGCGAATAACGTACAAATAGAACTGTCAGTTCCAGACGCACTTTCTGACATAACACTTGGACAGTATCAGAAATACTTAAAGATACTTGACCAGAACAAAGATGACGAGAACGCAGCAGAGTTTATCAATCTAAAGACTATTGAGATATTCTGTAATGTTGACTTCAAAGACGTATTGAAGATTCCTTTAGGTGAGGCGGAAAAGGTACTCACAATCATTAACAAGGCGTTTGACGAGAAGCCTGATATTATTCGCCACTTCAAATTACTTAACGTAGATATGGGCTTTATACCGAGTTTAGAGCGTATATCTCTTGGCGAGTATATTGATGTAGAAAATAACATAGTGGATTGGCAAACAATGCACAAAGCTATGGCGGTGCTGTACAGACCAGTCAACTTCCGCAGTAAAGAGAAATATACGGTTGCGCCATACGAACCAAGTGATGAGGTATCTGAACTAATGAAAGAGATGCCACTCGATGTAGCTATGAGTTCTATGGTTTTTTTTTACGATTTAGGGATGGAGTTACTGAAAGCTATTCCGACCTTTATACAGAAAAATCTGACGGAGGAACAGACTTATCTGCTCAAGCAAACTTTGGCTCAAAGTGGGGTTGGTATCAATCAATTTACGCACTTGCTGGAGGGGATGTCCTTAAATTCAATGAAGTTACCGAAAGTCCACTCTTCCAATGTCTCACCTACCTAACATTTGAAAAAGAGAAAAACGAATTAGAAGCTATGATGATTAAGAAAGCATATAAACGATGAGAGCATATTACGATTTAATAGATAAACTAAATACATATCTTGATGGTAGTCCATCTGTCAATACTGTTACGTTTGGCGATATATTTAAAGTGGACTTGTCTAAGCAAACTATATTCCCACTGGCGCACGTTAATGTACAGAATGTAACTTTCTCTGAGCATATAATGACGTTCTCTTTGCAAGTGATTTGTATGGATATTGTGAATGAGAATAAAGACGACAAGTTAGCTGCTGCCTCCACGCCATACAGAGGATTAGATAATAAGCACGATGTATTTAACACTCAGCTTACAGTAATCAATGGATTGCAATCATCTTTGCGTAGAGGCGATTTATATACCGACAAATACCAACTTATCTCTGACGCATCTGCCACTCAGTTTGAAGACAGGTTTGAGAATCTATTAGCTGGTTGGAGTATGGATTTAGTTATAGAGACCGCCAATACGGATATGCAGCTTATTAACGCAACAGGAGATGCTTGTAGATAATGGATATAAAGCTAAAAAATACCGAAATATATTTAGAGGGTCTTATAGACGATATGATTGAGTTCACTAAATCAGAGCTCGACAGGTCTCGTGATAGAGGTGGATTCTCTTCTCCTATAACGGACTTAGGTAATTTAGCTAACAGTTTAAGAAAGGCTATAGACAAGTCTAATGGTGAGTTCAATATGGAGGGCTTTGATTACGCACACGCCATAGATGATGGTAGGGGAGAAGGAAGCAGACCGCCAATAGATAAAATGGTAGGGTGGGTTAGCAGAAAGGTGAAGACGTTAAAAGACGCAAGTGGAAAGAAAACACTTGATAGAACAGAATCTAATCTAAAGGCTGTAGCGTATAGAATAAGCACAAAGATTTACCTTAGAGGTGTTAGGAAGACAAATTACCTATCATCTATAGCAAAAAAATATAATGATTTAATATCAGAGAACATATCAGGACATTTAGTTGAAGACGTATTAGCGGACTTAGATACAATAATGCTTGATGCTGGTTATATTAGAAAGGGAAACACTTACGAACTAAAGAAATAGAATGGCACAAATAATCAATACAAGGAGTCCGTTTTACATAAAAGTGTCAAATAGTACACTTGCAACTGCTACACTTCAACTTTATATATATGAGGGTGCAAAAGATACAACGCCTGATGCTGCGGATTTAAAATACACTATAACTAAATCAGAGCTTGAAAACAATAACCAAGTTGTATTTGAGATATCAGAGCTTATAAGAGATTATATTGACGTTAAGTATGATGGAGAGTATGATAGTTATTGCGTATGGGCTAATGCTGTTATAACCGCTACTCAATCTAATGGTAATCCTGTGTCATCACCTACAGTAACGCCAAGTGATTACACAAATCAATTTGTAGCTGTAGATGGTTATGGTTATTTTGAAGAGGGCGTAAACCCTGAACCAAGTCGTTCACTACTTCAGTCAAACAAAATAATGTATCGACCAGAAGACGGCAATATAAACATTCCTATCTTCGCTGAAGATACTAATAGCGTGGCGTATTATAACAATGGAACACTTGTTAGAAGCCAAACAATATCTGACAGCGATAACACTAACCAAAAAATTCAATACATATCTGTATCAGGAAACTCAGATAACGCCACATACGAAGAAAGAGTATTAGAGGATGGCGGTATACTTGAGTCGTCAAAGTGCCTTGAGCAATTCCTGAGCTACCTTGATATAAGTAAAGTGGATGAGATTGTAGTAGGTTATGATACTGATGCTGGTTCTGCTGCTCATATTATAAAAGTTAGAAACTTTGATTGCTCTATATACGACCCAATCAGAGTTACTTTTGTAAATAAATATGGAGCACTACAGGATTTGTGGTTTGATAAGAAGAGCGTAAATTCAATAGAAGTACAGTCGAACGATTATAAAGCGTCTGTAATGAATTTCTCTTCTACACCAACCTATGATACCTCCGCACACCAGAATAGAGTATTGGATTTAGTAGGTAAAGAAAGTATTACAATGAACACTGGTTATATAGACGAGGAGTACAATGAGGTGTTTAGACAGCTTATGCTATCAGAGCAAGTGTGGATGACAAGACTAACTGACACTGAAGAGGTGTTACCTTTGCGCCCAAGAACACAGTCGTTACAATTCAAAACCAGAACTAATGACAAGCTCGTAAACTATACGGTAGAATTTGACTTTGCGTTTGACAAGATAAACACTATTCGATAATGAATAAGGTTATACTATACATAAAAGATGCTGATAATGTATTTCAGCAAGTGGACTTGTTTGAGGATGAAACAATCTCTGTTACATCTAAGATACAGGATATTCGTGATATATCTAAAGTATTTACTGATTTCTCTCAGTCATTCACTCTACCTGCTTCTAAAAAGAACAATAAGATATTTAAACACTTTTATAATTACTTTATATCTGTGGGTGCATTTGATGCTCGAAAGAAAGTAGAGGCTGTATTAGAAATAAATTATATACCGTTCAGAAGAGGTAAGGTGTTTTTGAATGGCGTAAAAATGAAGAACAATAAGCCATACGCCTACAATGTTACATTCTTTGGTAATACAGTAACACTAAGTGATTTATTTGGCGATGATGAGCTTAGTCAATTAGATTTAAGTGCTTACGACCACGATTACGGAACAAGTGAAGTTCAAACTGGACTTACAACTGGATTCTCTACTAATGGAACTCCAAGCACAAATGGAAATGTTATATACCCTTTAATAACGCACACACAACGATTATATTTTAACTCAGACACAAATCATAGCTCAACAACTCTTGATGGCGATTTATCATATCACAACGGAAGTCAAAGTACAAACGTAGCTCTCAGATACGACCAATTAAAACCAGCACTAAAAGTAAAAGACATAATATCCGCCATAGAAACAAAATATGGAATAGACTTCGTGGATTCTGATTTCATATCTACTACGCCTATGGATAATTTATATATGTGGCTTAGTAAAGAGAAAGGTAAGGCTGGTGGAGGTCAAAACAACTCTAAAGTATTGGGTACTTGGACAAGGAGTTTTGGGGATAATGTTGTAGCTATACAATCAAACGGAACAGATTTAATATACAATTTGGGTACAGACCAAGACTTTGATAGCTTCTGGTACAACTTGGATATTTATTTAACAATAACTCCATCCACAGGATATACAGGTGTGAAGTACGATGTAGAATTCTATAAAGATGGCTCGTTATCGTCAACAAGAGCTAACAATACAGGAACTACAACACATTCATTTGGAGGTCAGCCACAGGACTTTGAAGATGTTGTTATGAAGTTTGTAATAAAAACATCTGAGGTTTTTAACTTTACGCCAACATTATTAGCAAGTGTTCGTGAAGACGAGCAAGACCCACCAGACCCTATTATTGAAAATTATTACGCAGGCACTTATACTTGTGGCTCTATATCATCTGTTGGTAGGATTTTAGTTTCAACTCAAATGCCAAAGATGAAAGTATCTGATTTCATATCGGGTTTACTAAAACTATTTAATCTTACAGTTTACTATATAGATGATGAAAGTGATGCTAACTACGGCAAGATACGATTAATTCCCCTTGATGACTTCTACGATGATAACCCAAAGATATTTGATATAACAAAATATGTTGACTCATCAGAACACGATGTAGAATCAACTATACCGTTTAGTGAAATTGACTTTGAATATGAGAAGCCAAAGACACTTCTTATGAAGCAACACGAAGAAACATTTGGACATATCTTTGGTGACGAAGAATTTAAACCAGATGATGTTGATAGAGGTAAACCCTACAAAGTTAAAGTTCCATTTGAACACCTTAAATTCGAAAGGTTATTTGATGAGGATGATAATTCTATAACAGATATTCAGTGGGGTTATTCTGCTGGAGATAACTTTAAGCCATTGACGGAAGATGAAGAGGCTGGAGACCATCCATCAGCTAATTATGACCCTGTTCTAACAAAGTCGTTTTTGTTCTATGGAATAAGAGTTACTGGACTCACTTCTGGTAACGGAATAAACTACAATACTGGTGGAGCAAATACTGAGCTGTCAAATTACTGGAGACCGTCAAATACAAATGAAAGAGGTTATGATGTTAATGACCCATTATACTCAAGTACAAACTTAAATTCAACAGCAGATAGAGTTCAACAAAGTAATCTCGGTAGTGCTGCTAATGTTGGAGATTATGTTTTTAACGTAACAGAGTCACAAACAACAAGAGTAATAGCTATAATATCATCCGATATAATACAAGTTGCTGATTCTATATTTAGTTCAGGCGATTCATTTAAGCTGTACAGAATACCAGAATACACTCTTAACTTTGACAATGAAGTTGATGAGTGGACTTTAACTGATTATGAACCTCAAGGAACTAATTCGCTATTTAGAAACTTCTATCAAACATACATAGAAGATGCCTTCAATGCAAAGAAGCGTATATTCAAGCTAACAGCACATTTACCGAATAGTGTGTTACTTAATTATAAGCTAAACGATAGATTTCAGATTGGCGACAAAGTATTTACGATAAATTCAATAGACACCAACCTAAAAACAGGAGAGTCTAAATTAGAACTACTGAACGTATTATGATAAAAGATATTATAGATTTATTGCAGCTTTCTGATTGGTATGGCGTATCTCATAACGTAGATATCGCCAAAGGAATGTATAAAGCACCAAGAGATTGGAGAGAAACTAAAGAAGTGTTAGAGAGAGTAAGAAATTCAAAATCATACAGAAATGGCTAAACAAGACATCATAATATCAATAAAGATTAACGACAGCCAAGCTAAAAAGGGTGCTGATGGAGCTGCTAAATCTTTAAGTAAGTTAGAAAAACAGCAAAAGGCTCTTAACTTTGAATTAAGTGAATCTGGTAAAGAATACGCTAAATTAAAGGCAGCCACAGACGACCAGAGATTAGCTAATAATTTAGCAGCGAAATCTGCTGTTGATTTAGCTAAAGGTATAAAGCAAGGAAGAGCGCAGTCTGGTCTTAATAACGCAATCTTACTTGAAACAGGTCGTTTAGCTTCTGATGCAAGTTATGGGTTTACTGCGATTGCGAACAACTTGTCTCAGGTTGTAACATTATTCTCTTCATTCGCTAAAACTGCTGGTGGAGTTGGAGCTTCATTAAAACAACTTGCAGGTTCTTTGATAGGAACTGGAGGTCTATTAATCGCATTACAGCTTATTATTTCATTCGGTCCTCAGATATTTGATTTCTTCGCCAGATTACTTGGCGTAACAAGAGAGTTAAGAGACGCTATGAAAGGTGCTGCTGATACTATTAAACAGCAAACTGGCGCATTTGAAATATACACAAGGACACTTCAGAATGGATGGAAATCATCTGAAGAGATGGCTGATGCCACAAAGATGTTAAAGAAAGAGTTTCCTGAGTACATAAAGTTATTGAAAGATGCTGGATTAAGCACCGAAGACCTTATGAATGGAAATAAGGAGGCTATAAAGATAACTAAGCAATACACTCAAGAGATAAAAAGACAAGCTATGGCTCGTCAGGCAGCCATTAAGATTGAGGAAGAAGCTGCAAAGATTATTCAGGTTGAAGTTGATAGAGAGGTAAAGGCGAGAGAAGAAGGTTATGTAAGTGTTAAAGATGTTCAGCTTCGATTGAAGGAGTCAGAACAAGCTCTTGTGGATTTTAATGAGACAATTAAAGATAAGAGCATAACTCAAATTACAGACTTAGAAAGAAGAGAAAGAAGACGCATAGAGGGTAGGATAAAGAATTTAAAGGATATAACTGAACTTAATCAGGATGAGGTTGATGACGCTGAAAAGACTATCGACATCCTTATGGAATTTACCGACATTCAAACTAAAGACACTAAAAGAGGTTACGGTAAAAGAGAAAGAAACTTTAAGCAACATCTTCTTAATCTCGATAAATTAGAGGAGAGCTATAGACAAAAGGCTATAGATACTGAAATGATGACTGCTGAAGAAATCATTGACCTTGAGGAAAAAAATGCTAAGGCAGAGCTTAAAATAAGAGTTGATTCTTTTAAGGCTAAACAAAAACTTAGATTAGATGAATTCTTAGAAACTACTGAAGATGCAGACGAAAGAAAGAAGGCTAATGATGAGTATAATGAATCTATAAGGTTAGCTGATGAAGAGAGTCGTCAGGTTACGATTGAGCTTGAGAATTCTTTTAACACAAAAAGAACTCAGTTAATAAGAAAGCGAACTGAAGATGATGCTAAAGAGCAGGAACGTGCAGATGATATACTAAAGCAATATCTTGATGGAAGAATAGAAACTCAAAAGACGTTTGAAGAAGAAAGTAACGAGCTTTATTACAATGCGAATGAGAATCGTATTCAACAGGATATGGATTTTATCGCCAAGAGAATTGAGCTTGAGACTGAAGATGTTGCTGTTAGAGCTGAATTGCAGAGTCAATTCTTTGCCCTTCAGGATGAACTAAGGCAAAATGACTTAGAAAGAGAGTTGTCGGCTATAGAGGCTAAGAAGAATGTTAATATGGAGTATGTCGGATTCGCTGAACAGACAGGCTCTTTACTTGAGAAGTTGGGTAATCGTTCTAAAGCACTTGCTAATGTGGCATTAGCTGTAGAAAAAGGTGCTGCGATAGCAAAAGTTATTGTTAGTGCTCAAGCATCCATCGCTGCAAAAACTGCGTCAGCAAATGCGATACCTGCATTTTTACCGCCATTTGGAACACCTAACCCATCATTCTTAGTCGCTCAAGCGGAAGCTAAAGCATCTAACACAAGAACTAAAATTAGTGCAGCTCTATCTATTGCAAACATATTAGCGTCTTTGATAGGTAAAAAAGGAGCACCTAAAGACACTTCTGGTGGAGGTGGAGGAAGAGGTTCTGTTCAAATTCAAGCACCAGACTTTAATATCGTTGGCGCATCTCAGACATCTCAATTAGCACAAGCTGTAACGGAACAACAGGCTAAACCAGTAAAAGCATTTGTAGTAGGTAAAGATATATCCACACAACAAGAACTTGATAGAAACATAACAAACACCGCATCATTCGGTTAATTTAATAGTATGAGAATTATAGAACTTTTTATAGACGAAGAAGGATTGTTCTCTGGCATAGATGCCATTTCAATAGTAGAGAAACCAGCGATAGAAGAGCATTTTATCGCCCTATCCGAAGAGAAAGAAGTAAAACTTGCCGAAGTAGATAAAGAGAAGAAGATTCTTATGGGTGCAGCACTAATACCCAATAAGAACATCTACAGACGTAATGGCGAGGATGAATACTACATTTACTTCTCAGAAGACACTGTACGCAAAGCGTCAGAGCTATTTTTGATGCGTGGTAATCAAAATAAAAGCACTTTAGAGCACCAAGCAGAGCTTAACGGCTTGTCTGTGGTAGAATCGTGGATTGTAGAGGATAAAGTGCACGACAAGAGCCGTAAATACGGTTTAGATATGCCTGTAGGTACTTGGATGGTATCTATGAAGGTAAACAATGAAGAGGTTTGGGATGACTACGTTAAGTCTGGTAAAGTAAAAGGCTTCTCTATTGAAGGTTACTTCACTGATGAGGTTGCTATGTCTCAAATAGAAAACTTAGAAGAAGAGAACGAAGCTAAGCAAATACTATTAGAGGTTGCTAACGTAATTCTTGGCGATAAATACGAATTAGCTACATACGGAGACTATGGAAGTGGCGTTAGAAACAACGCAAAGCGTGGTATTGAGTTAAATAAGAAGGTAAACAATAAGTGCGCCACCTCTGTGGGGAAAATTCGTGCACAGCAGCTCAGTAGGGGTGAAAAACTCAGTGTGTCCACGATAAAGAGGATGTATTCTTATTTGTCAAGAGCTGCCGAATACTATGACCCAAGCGATTCTAAGGCTTGTGGTACAATTTCATATCTTCGGTCTAAACTGCGTGAATTAGGCGAATTAGAGCTTAATTGCGACTGTCACGAGCTGTCTGAGGAGCTTGAGCTCGGTTTGTATGACAAAACATACAAAGATTACCCATCTGCTGCGAGAAAGAACGCTAAACAAGCTCTTGCATACTATGATAGCAATAAACCAAGATGCGGAACGCCTCAAGCGTGGCAATTCGCCAAACTATTATCTGAAGGTAAGCCACTATCTCGTTGTTTGATATCAGAGATGGCATCTTACAATAGATTTGAGAAGAAGAAAGACGAGCCATACAATAAAGGTTGTGGTGGTCTTTTGTGGGATGCTTGGGGAGGCGAAGAAGGAATCCGTTGGGCAGAAGGTAAACTTGATGAGATAAACTCGCAGGAATCTAAATTAGATTTATCGTCTAAAGAGATTAACGGAAGACTCGCCTACGATACAAAAGAAGAGGCATTAAGAATTGCAAAGGATATTGGTTGCGAAGGATATCATACTCACGATGTAGATGGTGAAACTTGGTATATGCCTTGCAAAGAACATAAATTAGCAAAGTACGATGACAAAGGAAGAATTATTAGAAGCCCGAAAGCACCAAATTCCGATACTAAAAACCCTGCTCCAAAGAGAGGTAGCAAACGCAATCCAAAAGGAGCTGCTGGGAAGGGAAGGGGAGTATCTGTTCCAGCCAGAGTGCTAAAGTCATTACAGAAGAAAGCAAGTGACTTTAACGAGAAGTATAAATCTAAACTTGGTTACGGAACGACTGTAGGTCAACTTAAATCTGTATATCAGCGTGGTGTTGGCGCATTTCAAACATCACACAGTCCAATGGTAAAGTCTGCTGAGCAGTGGGCACAAGCGAGAGTAAACGCTTATATATACCTACTAAAGAACGGCAGACCTCAAAACGCCAAATACACAACAGATTACGACCTATTACCAAAGAAACACCCTAAAAGCAGTAAGAAATGAAAAGAACAGAAGAAACACCAAGTAGAACATCTCCACGCAATTCAAAACGTGGCTGTCTTTGCAAAGACGGTAGAACTTATTCACGCAAGTGCTGCGATGGAACATTAAGAGCTCAAGGTGTAGGCAAAATCTAACAGAGGAATTATTATTAGTTATTATTATATACTTTAAAGTTAAATTTTTATTATGGAAGGTAAAGCAACTCTTATTTTAAAAGACATTATGCAGAAACTTTCTATGATTAATTCCGAAGAGGTAAAAGAAGAAGTAGAAAACGTAGAAGTATCTGCTGAAGAAGTTGCTCCTGAAGTTGAAGTCAAGGAAGAAGTTGTATTGTCTGAAGACGAAGTAGCTGAAGAAGCTACAGAACTATCTGACGAATCTACTGAGCAAGAACTCGCTGAAGAAGACGAAGCTGAAAAAGAAGCTGAGGAAACTGAAGAAGAGGTTGAGGAAGAAGAAGAGTTAGAAGAAGAAAAATATGTTTCTAAATCCGAATTCGATTCTAAAATCGCTGAACTCAAAGATATGATTGAGTCAATGAAAGGTGAAATGGGTAAGGAAAAAGAATCTTACGAAGAAGAAAAAGCTGAATTGAGTGCACAAATTGAGAAGCTATCTGCTGAACCAGCAGTTGAGCCTATTGCGCACAATCCAGAAGAAAAACAAGAAAAAAACGGGGGCTTTAAGTTCGGTCAAAATCGCCCTCAATCGACACTTGACCGAGTAATGTCCAAAATAAACTAAATTAAATTAAATTATGCCAACTCCATCAATTACTACTACATATGCAGGAGAGTTTGCTGGAAAGTACATCTCTGCTGCTCTATTAAGCGGTAATACAATCGCAAATGGCGGTATTACTGTAAAGCCTAATGTAAAGTACAAAGAAGTTGTAAAGAAAGTTGCGACAAGCGGTCTTATTGGAAACGCTTCTTGTGATTTTACTGATGCTGGTTCTTTGACTTTGACAGAGCGTATTCTCCAACCTGAAGAGTTTCAAGTAAACCTTGAGCTTTGTAAGAAGGATTTCCGTTCTGATTGGGAAGCTGTTCAAATGGGTTATTCTGCCTATGACAACCTACCTCCTAAATTCGCTGATTTCCTAATCGGTCACGTTGCTGCTAAAGTTGCAGAGCAAACTGAGCAAAACATCTGGCAGGGTACTGACGCTACTGCTGGTGAGTTTGACGGTCTTGCTACTTTGTTAGCTGCTGATTCTGACGTTGTAGATGTTACAGGTACTACTGTTACTTCTTCTAACGTAATCGCTGAGCTTGGGAAAATCGTTGATGCAATTCCTTCTGCTGTTTACGGAAAAGAAGATTTGAAAATCTACGTTTCTTCAAACATCGCTAAGGCTTATGTGTCTGCACAAGCTGCTTTAGGATATCGTGATTTGTATCACGTTGGTAAGACTGAAATGAACTTTCAAGGTATTCCTTTGTTCGTTGCTAACGGTCTTGCTGATAATGATGCTGTAGCTGCGGAAACATCTAACTTGTACTTTGGTACTGGTCTATTAGCTGACCACAACGAGGTTAAAGTTATTGATATGGCTGACCTTGACGGAAGTCAAAATGTTCGTATCGTAATGCGATTCACTGCTGGTGTCCAATATGGTATCGGTTCTGACATCGTTCTTTACACCTAATAATTAATCGTCTAATATGGGGGTGCTAAACCCACCCCCTTTTTAATACTTATAATATGGCTTGTGATTTAACTGGCGGAAGATTAAGACCTTGTAAAGATGCCGTTGGTGGTATTAAGAAAATTCACTTTGTTGACTTTGGTGATTTAGGTTCGCTAACATTTGGTAGTAGCGATGAAATCACTGATATGACAGGAACTTTCACTTACCACTCTTACGATGTCAAAGGTAATTCTTCCCTTGAAACTAACATTACGTCTTCTCTTGAGAACGGAACTACATTCTTCGAGCAAGTCGTAAATATGACCTTATTCAAACTGACTAAAGAGGATAACAAAGAATTGAAGTTGATGGCTTATGGTCGCCCTCACGTTGTTGTACAAACATTCGATGATAAGTTCTTATTAGTTGGTGCTGAGAATGGTGCTGATGTTACTGGTGGTACTGCGGTTACTGGTACTGCTATGGGTGATTTGAACGGATATACACTTACGCTAACTGCAAACGAACTCCGTATGCCTTCATTCGTTGATGGTGGTACTGATACAGACCCATTTGCAGGTATGACAAGTGCTACTGCCTCTGAGTCAACTCAAAGAGACCCTTCGTAAATTCAATAGGGTTATGAATCTGATAGGGGGTGTTTTACATCCCCTATTTTTTTATGCGCCAAAAACAAAAAGGAACATTTTCGTTACTTTAGTATGCACTTATTAACTACATCTATTGCAGCTCAACAACTAAAGATAGTGCCTCGACAAGATGCGAGTTCTGTTACTCTTGAGCTCACAGATAAGACACAATTTAGTACATCTACTGTATCTGTATCTAAAACATCATCTGACCCATTTATGATACTATCAGGCTCTTTCTCTCTTGTGGAGAATAGAGCTTACTCATTTGAAGTAAAAGACGGTAGTGAGATTATATATAGAGGACTTATATTCTGTACAGACCAAACTGACGGAGAGAAGTTCTTTGTACAGGATGGCGACTATACATCCGAAACAAGTTACGATAACGAATATGTAATTCTATAATGCACGTTGTAACAACATCTACTGACCTGCAAACTATTCGTGTTATACCAAGACGACAGAACGATAGTAATGTTACCATTCGCATTTACGACAAGTCTTCCAGAAGAGAGATAAACTACAGCTCTCCGTATTACTGGCAAACAGCAGACGTGTTCTTTAATGAGGTTGACCAAAGCTGGAATACAGACCCTCAAGTTGTGTTTAATTATGGCGACCCATTCTCCACAGTATCAGGTCAATTCAGCTTTAGAGAAAACGAATACTATGGTATTAAGTTAATTGATAATAGCGGAGAGTTATACAAAGGAGTATTATTTTGTACCGACCAAACGGATTATGATAAGTTTGATGTACACAAAGACGATTATGTAGTTGAACAAAGCTACAACAATGAATATATAACAGTATGAGTAAGTCAAGAAGAAATACAAACACAAGGGTAAAACCTCAAGTAAAAGATGGTAAAATACACATCGTAAACCTTGAGTCATATTCACGCCCTGACATTAAGGAATACAGTAATCAAGACTGGGTTTCTTATGGCGATGATAACAACTACTTTGAATACCTAATTGATAGGTATAATGGTTCGCCAACAAACAACGCTGCAATCAATGGTATTGCAGAAATGATTTACGGTAAAGGACTTGATGCTACTGATGGCGATAAGAATGAAAGTCAGTACGATGAGATGAAAGAACTTCTCACTAAGGACTGTATGAAGAAGATATGCTACGACTACAAAATGATGGGTCAAGCTGCACTTCAAATCATATACACCAAAGACAGAAAGAAGATTGCTCAAGTTGAGCATATGCCTGTAGAGACACTTAGAGCTGAGAAGTGCAATTCAAAAGGTGAGATAGAGGCTTACTTCTACCACTCTAACTGG